GTATAAGAGACAGGAACACAACGCAACAATGTTACTTACTGTCTCACCTGATAATAGGTTGTCTTGAATATGCGCAATAACTTCTTCAGTCTTACCTAGTGTATCAGTTGTTGGCGTTCCTAAAAGGAAATCAACATCTTTTCGGGTAATTCCAAACTCAGTGTACCAGTTGATATTCACTGTACCATTCGGAGCATATACAATACCCTGTAACGCTTGTACTTTTGCAAACTCATGAGTAGCAAAGTAATTACGTGCGATACGATCCAGTACATCAGTACGAGCTTCAGCTAACCCTGTAGGACTATCAGGGCTGCCGTCTGAACGAACACCTTGTAGATCGTTAGGTGTAATTGCGTCATCATAGGTGAAGTGTGGGACAGGTAGCGCGTGAGTTTCACGGTCATGCTGTTTACCGTACTTAGAACGCTCCCCGCGATTAGAGTCAACTAAAAGTGTAGTACCTTTAGTTACTTTATCGAAAGTGTATGAGAGCTGAGAAATACCTTTAGGTACAAACAACCCCATCTGTGTAACCATACCCCATTGGTTAGGGATCATGTTCAACTGGTCAGTCCAGTCGGTGATTACGTTATTGTTACTAAAACTACGTGTAGTCATTTAAAAGAATTCCTTAGAAAGATTCATCGACGTTAATGTCTTTAGCTTCAAGAGCATCATAGACAGCTTGGACTTTTGCGTCATCATCATAAGAAGCATCGAGTACAAGACCGCGAGTACCTACAATTGCTGCACCTTTGATCAGTACTAAGATCTCGGTATCAGTTGTAGCGGGGATCTCAGCAGTGGCTTCCATAGAAACTACTGCAGCAATAAAGATTGCATCAGCTACTTCTGAACCGTCAACTGCTGTTTCAACTGCTGTTTTATATTTACCGTCTGCTGTAACTTTACCTAGTACTGTACCTGTTGCTAAGGTTTGGGCTACATCATTCATGGTGACGACTTTCCGACAGAAACCTTCTTCTATCCAAAACTCACGCTTGAGCCAGTTACCTGCTGTTTTATCTTTTGTAGAAACGATTGGCATTTAATTTTTCCTTGATTACTTGGTTGGGTAACGGGCTGCAATAGCCGCATTGGTTGCTGCAATAGCTTCCATCTCAGGAGTCACAGTTTCTGCTTCAGCAGTTTCACCGATCTCTTCCATTGCTGCGGATTCTTCCACAGCTACATTCTTAGCTTCAATAGCAGAAAGGGCTTCAGCCATAGCGGATTCAAACATCTCCACCGGAACTGTACCTGCTTGAGCAACTTCGGCGAATGCGCTTGCATCAACACCAAATACTTCCCAAGCAGAAGCTAATTTAACTAACCCTGCTTTTGCAGTGGCTAATTCTTTGGCTTCTGAGACTGCAAGAGTCTCAACAAGGGTAGCGTTAGTCGCCATCACTTCTGCCATCTGATCTTTCATTTCTTGAAGCTTAACTTCAATTTCTGAGGCTTCTTTAGCCATAGTGGTTTGTGTCTCCAAATTACTTTGTGTTAGCGGTGCGCCATCTTCTAGGTCACCAAGATAATTAATAAACTCAGAATTTGACATGACTTTATCAGCCAATCCTTTGTCTACTGCGTCTTGGCCCCGATAAGTACTAGCACCTAACGAGTCGATTATGAAATCTTGCGCAAGACCTCGCATGTCTGTAACGTGAGAAACAAAATCTGTATAAAGCGTATCAACACGCCCCTGCAAATATGCTCTTTCGTCATCAGTCATGGTTCGGGTTGGATTACCTAAATCCTTCCCTTTGCCAGCAAAGATTGTTTCAACCTCTAAGCCGACTTTCTCTAGTTGCTTCTCTCGGTTGACTAGCTGAGAGATAACACCTATAGAACCTACTTCTGCATCACTTGAAACAATAACTTCATCAGCAACAGCGGCTATCGCATACGCTGCTGATGCAGCAAGACTATCTGTGTGTGCAATTAATTTTTTATCGCCTTTTGAATCTTTAAGGTGACGAGCGAATTCGAAAGCTCCGCGAGCTTCACCACCTCCAGAATCAATTTCCATAACGATAGTATGGACATCCTTGGATGCAGTTAATTTGTCATACATCTTTGTCAGACTTGCGTATGAACTTGCTCCACCACACATAGCTTCAAACATTGTTGCTTTGTGTGATAGCGCGCCAGAGATGTTTAATATCGCAACTCCGGTTTCTTGTGCTTCAGCTTTAGCAGATCTTGAGCCAAAACCTATATCCATCTTTTCTTGAATTTCTGCAGCAGTTTTAAGATCAGTAAGAGAGTTTCGATCATTAAGAAACTCAGCTACGAACGTTAATTGATGTTCTGTGATTAACTGCGGCTCATTCAATAAAGACTTAGTTAAGTATGTTAGCTTACCAGTCATCTATACTCCTATGCCTTGTTGTCGTTGTTGTTAGAACTCGAATCACCTTCTTTACCAGTCTTCTTTCCTGTGCCACTAGGGAGGCCTTCAGATAATCCATCACCAGATCGGGATGCTGCACCCATACCGGCAGTAAGTTTATCATCAAGAGGTTTAGCTGGATCAGCAGGAGGAAGATCAATAATTTCTCGTAACTTATCAGACATAGGTTTGTCAACTTCAACAGCACCAACAGCAACAATACGTTGTACGTACTTACTGACAGCCTCTAAATCAATATCTTCAATATCACTAAATGTGAATTTAGGTAAACGCTTATCTGAAGCATCCCACCCATTTATTCGAAAGGTTGTTGTAATTAACTGTTCATTGAGAACATCAGCTAGTAGTTGTAATTGAGATTCAACCATGAACGCTAGAAGGTTGTTCTTATTATCTGATAGTGCAAAAGACCCTACACTGTCTTGGCCCATCTTTAAGATGTCAGCAAAGAAGCTCATGAGAATCTTGTTTTCGTAACGGCTGATTATTTGGGAAGTATCATAACTCTTACCTCCGCTAACACCCTCTAGTCGAAATCCGAATAAGTTCTCTTTAGAACCTGCATCAACAAACTTAGGCATAATAACGCCAGCACTTTGATTCGCGCTTATATTACGAATCAAATCCTTCATGTACTCGTAGACAGCCTTCTTATCATCAGAAGCGTCTGCTGCCATATACTCCGGCGGAAGGTCAATTACAGGTAATCCTGCGAGGTCTCGTGAGACTCCAACAGCTTCGTATTCTTCAATCGTAGTCTTATATTTCCAAGAAATATAACATCCACGTAATGGTGACTGACCTTCGGGATTATCACGCTTTGGGTTCCAGCGGAATCTCAAAAGCTTTGTGAAGGGGATCAAACGTTCTTGTTTCTCTACCTTGTAAGTACCACCATTAACATAATAGCCTTGGCGATCTACTAAGGAGAGGTTTTGACGTAATCCTACAAATTCAGATTTCTTTGGGTCAAAGATCCACTTATCTATTGTACTCTGAGATCGTACAGGTAATTTGGCCCATCCAAACAAACCATCATCATACTTCGAATTGTATTTGTTATTAGGTTTGCGACCTTTTCTACGTTTGAATACCATTTCATGATCTGAATGACCATAGATGAGATAAGACAAAAACTCTTGGATGTATTCACCCCAATTCCTATCCATATCCCCCATCATCGAATTAATATGTTCAGTACGTACTAAGTCTTCTGCATTGGCGTTGTCAGGAGGCTCTACTTTCCAATCTGCCCTTGATACTAAAACTTCAATAATACCAAGTGCAGAGCTAACAGCAGAATCATAAGTCATCAATTTATAAGTGTGGGCTGCGTAGGGAAATGCTAAGTCTTTCTTCATCTCTTCGAGGATTTCTCCACGATTAAATGCTAAACCGGTTGAACCCATTTCCGAAGGTTTGAAATTTGGCAAATCGCTAACTTCAGGATCACTCGTAATGCTGCTATCTCCTGCCATCTCTACCTCTATTGTTTAAATTCATTTACTTTACTTTCACTCCACGGAGTGAAGCTTGGGATATAACGTGTCTCTGATAAGTGATTAAAGCAATCAGCTACAGCATCAACCATATCATCGTGGCCTTTGCCATCACCTGTAAAAGCTTCGAGTTCTCCTAAAAAGTCCTCCAGTTCCTCTTGTGTGTCCCATCCACTCGTTACTATTTTCACTAATCCATTTTCTGCAGCAGAGGAGAAGGGGGCAAATCGCTTTACCTTCATACCCTTAGCATTACCTGCGGGGATCTGTTTACAAGTGAAGCCTGCTGTTACAAACTTACGGGAGAGATCTTCTGCCTGCGCTTTACCGCCAGCACCACTATCACGAGGGATAACAACACCTACATCGTCACCATCCTTCTGTGCAAGGTTCATCATGAGTCTGTCACGCTCCCCAGCACGTTTTCTAAAACGTTTACCTGTCTCTATATAAAAATACCCATCAGAGGCTCTAGCAACTCGTATTCCTGCCGTATAATCAGGATTACGATACTCTGCCGTGGGTTCGGAGCTTGCTAGATCCCAAGCTCTTGCTCGATTAGCGTCTCGTGGCATTTCGTTAACCATTTGACACCAAGCACGTTGGAAGTGTGTTCCTGTGTTTGGTCGATAATGCCAACCGCCTTTCAATAAAGCTTCAACTTCAGCAGGGTTGTTAGCTTGTAGGTTATCAGCGTAATCTGGTTCAGCTTCGATTAGTGCAGGATTATCCGTCAGTAACGAAGGAATAAAAGTATATTCTCGTGGATTTTGTTCTGGGTATTCTTTCTTAAGCTTTGCTTTGTCCCAATCAGTATGGACAACACCACTGACAAAGATATAATACCTTTTCTTACCGGACAGTGATCGTTTAGGAAAACCATCTTCATCTAGATAGGGCTGTACAAACTGATATACATAGTGATCTTGGTCAGGGTTCATGGTTAAACACATGAAAGCTTTGTTCTTTGCTTTTGAGCGTAGCCGTGTACGTAAGTAGTTGATCTGAAATGGTGTAGCGTGAGTTGCTTCATCGATAAAAATTGCTGAGAACTGAGCGCCTTGGTAGTTAAATACAACAGCTTGATCATTATCTAAGTAACCAAACCTCCACACAGCACCTGAGGGGAATATGATAATATGCTTAGCTAGAAGGACTTTTGCTTTACCTTTGAACTTGCCTGCTTTTGCGTGACCTTGAGGGTAGACTAGTAGAGGATAGACCATCTCTAAGGCATCTTTCCAAAGACCCAACTCTAATTGATTTAAGGTTTTTCGGAAGAATCCGCAGTAGAAATTAGGATCGTCTACAAACCGGAGTGCTCGTATGAGGATACCATAACTCTTACCGCCCCCCGCGCTCCCACCGTAGAGTATTAGATCTTCATCTGCCACTACGAAGGAGTGTTGTTGCCCTTTCTGAGGACGAATTGTTTGTATTGTCATATGAATAGCACCTTCCTATTCAATACCTCTCAATTCATGCAATATCTGATTGCAAACTAGTAGCTAGTCGAGCTTTAAGAGGTAATGAATAGGAACGAAAAGAGGCTGCACGAATGGCAGCCTTAATAAGAATTGTAATTTTCTGTAGCTTATACTAATATTATACCACAGAAGGTATGATTTGTCAAGCTTTAATTATTAGAATAGTAATAAAATCTAGGTGTAGACCTTTAGCTCAGTC